TAGGAAACAAGTCCGTGTCGTGTTTACCGCTTCTGAATTTTTCGTTTTTCAGGGCATAGAGATATGAGTTGACCCGAGCATACGCCCACTGCTCAGGTGACTTTACGTTTGGTCGAACGGAACCTGGGTTTGTCTTGTACGCACCCACTCCGCGACGGAATACTGTTGACAGAGTCCGGAGGTTGGTCTTCTTGGTAGAGGATTCAACGCTTTCGTTGTGATCATCCACCTTCTTTTGCAAGCCCTTCTTGACTTCTCCTGTGATCTCACTGCGTCCTTCAACCTTGTTGATGATGCCGCTGCACCAGCTACGCATGCTAGTGCCTCCCCAAGCAGCGTACATCACGCTACCGCAGATCTCCCTTCCATCCTCGTCGGTGAACTTGCCTTGGTTGTAAGTCTCTGCTCTGGACAGGAAGCTAAAAGTCCTTTTGATCGTAGACAGGCTGAGCTTTTCTCCAGACGAAATCTGATTAGCTCTCTCCCAACCGACGGCGGTCCCGCACTTGCTACCGTTTTTCTCACGGTGACGCAGGGCTCGCCGAGCGGCAGCCTTTGCTGAGTCCGGGTATCCTCCGTAGGTTTCAGCCATCAGGAGAGATCTTGATAGACGGCGGCATTCAGAGCTAGTTCGGGATTGACTCCGTTACCCCCTCTGAGAGCATAAGATCCCTTGCCGATACGTTGGTTGAAAGCGAAGCCCGTTCCGTCCGTTGCGTCAGCAATTTGACCAGCAGTTAGGGTGAGTCGGTGGAAGTACGGGTCCTTGTCCAATAGTGCGCGGAGTTCGGTTCCTGCGTTAGCGGAATTGTCCGCAACGATGTTCCGCACGAATGATGCAGCTCCAGATCGCTTACTCTCCTTTACAGGATCCATGGCGCCACCGTCGGTAGCTGGGCGAGCATCGTAAACTTCAAAGTAATAATATGGCATCAGTCTTGATCGTTAGTTGAGTTTGTTACAGAATCAGCATAGTCCTGCATGCGATCGAGCGGGATCATGTTGACTTGGATGTGGTGAGAAGAGCCTCCATCAACCGGGCCAAGTCCCTCCTTAGCGCGTACCTCGTTAATGGACATGACGCCGTCTTGCAGCATCGAATGGTAGTAGTCGGCTCGTGACTTGCTGTCGCCGCGCAACAACGTGTCGACGTTGAACGAGCACTGCAACCTTTTGTCGTCCCGCAACAACTTTCGCTCAACCTCCATTTCAATGCGTCGCACCCATGGGAGGATCGTGCCTTGTTGGAATTGGAGGACTTGTTGCTCATAGTTGCTGTAGGCTGTGTTGCCCTCCATGCCAATCATGGCTGGGGGCACTTGGTAGATTCTTGCAATCTCCTCGGTAGTGTACTTCTTTACCTGGAGGAACTGAAGTTGTTCGAGGGGTACGCTTAGTGGTTGGTACTGGAATCCACCTCCCAGGATTGCGATCTTGTGAGCGTTGTGACGCCCCATATATTCGCGCTCCCACATCTCGGTGGCTTGCTTAATTTGCTCAGGGTCCATGTACTCCTTGGTGGAGAGGATGCCGCCCATCATACCTCCATTCTCAAAGAACTTGGATCCGAAGTCCTGTACAGATTTTGCTGTGGACAGGTTTTGCAATTGAATCTGCGTCGGGTTCAAACCTCGGAAGGCACAAACCTCAAGCATGTCATCTGCGGGAATGGGTCCAGGTGCCCCGTCGTAGCTGTAATACTTCAACCCTGTATCTGGATCGACCGCGTAGGTCATAATTGATGCAGGGATGTGGTACATCTGCATGTCCTGTCGATCGATGTAAGCGTAGCCCCTGCCATGAATAAGGGCGTCGCTAACGATCATCTGCCAGAACTCGTAAGCTCCGATGTACTGGTTGGGTTCACGAGCAATGAGCTGGTGAACCGGGTGTTGGTTAAGGATGTCGCGAGATCCATTGTCCCCGACTCGGATAACCGAGGCTTCGAGACTGGCGATCGTGTCTGCGATCTTGCTAACGCAAGCGTAGACTGCTGCAATCTCCAAGGAGTCGCTGCCATGGCGGTAACCTTCGCCATACAAACGAACGTAGTTTGTGCGAAGGGTGCTTACGCCAGGAAGGTAGGATGCTCGCTTGAAGAGTGTGTCGTAGGCGCGACGAAAGATGCTTGGCTTAGATTCCACTCTCTCAGTTTGTCAGCAAACCTACGCCTGGCTATGTGAGTATTATACAATTACACACCAACCACTCCCATGAAGAATTCAAAGCTGCTTGGACCCTCCTCTTCGTAGGTCAAAGCTTCACCGATAGCCATCACTGCTGCAACGACTCCATCGATCTTCTCTCCGCTGCTAGACTTATCTGGTTTGATATTGCCGCTGGGATCATACTTCAGGGTGACGTTGCCCATCATCCACTGCAAGACCTCATCGCCGCCGTGGCATAGCTTACCGTTGAGGGCTGACTTCTCGTATTCCTTGGACGGGAAGGACATAGAAGCGTATCCCTGGCCAAATGGGTCGCAAGGAACACCATCGCCTTCTAGGTCGCGGATCAGGTTAAGGGAGTTCCACCTGTCGTAGGCCACTCCTTTGATAAGGTACTTCTCACTGAGGTTGTCCTTGTCGTACTGAACCTTGCCGTCAGCCACGTAGTGGCCGCTGATCAATCGACGGATGACATTGTAGTCTGTGACGTTGCCTGGGGTGACGTGGACATTGTCCATGTCCTGGAATCGGAGGTACATACTGTTCTCATCTTTGTCCAGGCGGCGTTCAATAGCTCGCTGCGGAAGGAAGTAGTGCATGCTCAAGCCCCACCCGTCCTCTTCGCTTCCGGTGCAAATGGCTACTGCTGTGATGTCGTCAGTGGCGGCCAAATCGAGACCTAGATAGGCGACGGGTTTGCTCGTTTTCGCGTCTATGACGTGAGTAATGTGCGCCTCGCGGAGGTTGCCCTCGGCCATCCAGTCGCTGTCTGGGATCCAAACGGCGCTTGATCCAACGAAAACATTCAAGTGCTTGATCATAAACTCGGTCACCGACCGACTTCCGTACAGTTTTGCGTTTTTGCATTGAGTCTCCATGTACTCCTGGGAGATGGACACATCCATGTTTGGATTCGCTTTCTTCCAAGTTGCCTGGTCGTCCCAGGCGTCCCCTTCATCAATCTCGTAGGGAAGGATCAAGAGCCTGTCGTTGTCTCTTTTTCCGTCCAATACGCTCTTCCCTGCAGCCATAAACATCGCGCATGGCCCGTCTGCTACAAATCCGGCAGTTGTGATCGCGAGCATGAGCGGTGACTTGCGCGAACCCATGGACGAAGCCAGGACGCGGTAGAGGTCCGCATTCTTCATCGCGTGGAATTCGTCCACCACAGCTAGATTCAGATTGAGACCGTCAAGGGTGTTTGCGTCAGAACTCAATGGCTTGATCACACCACTGCTTGGAGTCTTGATTTCAGCCCTTTGGACGCTAAATCGCTTACTCAGAGCGCTGCTCTGCTTTACACACCTACAGATTTCGTCGAATACTTCACGCGCCTGGTCGCGCTTGGTGGCAGCCGTAACTAGCTGAGGAGCACCGTCCTTGTCCAGCACAGCCATGGCCAGAGCGATCGCGGCAGCCAACTGTGACTTGCCATTTTTACGCGCGACGAACAGGTGTGCTGTAGTAAATCGGCGCCTTTTCACGTCATCTACAGCAACCCAGCCGAAGATTTGCCCCACAAAGAACACTTGCCACGGTGCCAGGATAAATGGCTTGCCTCCGAACTCGCCCCTTGTGTGCTTGCAGATTTTCTCTATGAAGGTGACGTACCGGGACGCTTCCTCCTGATCGAAGCGCCACTCCCAGTCATCGCGCTCCAGGTCTTCAATGAACCTTGAACACGCTTTTTTGATGTATTCGCCTGTGATTTCCTCGCCAGAGAGCACGTCATCGACGTAATCCCACATGCGAACCATGCAAGAAGTGTCGATCGCACTCATTTACAGCAGCTCGTCAATTTCGTCTCCCTCCTGTGATTTGCCCTTCGCTGCAAGCGCGTTTGAGGCCGCGCCCAAAATCCGCGAGCGATCCATTGGGCTGAGGCCGAGCTTGGCACTGAGCTTCAAAACCTGATCCTGAGCCTTGGAAAGTGCCGTAAAGGCCCCGCTCACGTTGCTAGTTCCGTTGGGATACACCTGAATCACGTCTCCAAACCCATGCACGTGCCTGGCAACGGCGATGTAAAGAGCTAGGCTCTTTGCCAACATGGTGCAGGTAATCACGTCGACGGATTCGATTAGGCCTCGGTCTTCAAGGTAATCCACCACTATGGTGAACAGTTTGTGGCCGTCTGCGTCGAGTTGGAAGATGGGCTCCATTTCACCTTTTCCGATGTTGCTGAGGGCGTTCTTTACCTGTTCACCCTCTTTGGAGTGTTGCGTTTGGGCGGCTTCGCGCCTCATCTTTTCTAGCACGTCGGTCTTACTCATCAGTCGTGCAATCCATGGTAAGACACAATGCGCCATCCGTACTCTTCTAATTCGGGATCATCATTCTCAAATGTTTTGAGTGCAACAAGGGTGGCGCAAGAATGCGACCTGGACATGTCGTAAGAACTCGCGTTTTCAACAGTGTCATCTCCATTGGCCCTGAGCTCAAGAACAGTGTTGTTGTCTACGTTCACCCCTGCGATGATGGTGTAGATCTTACCTTCGTTGTCCTTGGCGCTGGGGAATTCGACTCCATGGGTGCCCTGACCTTGACTTGTCGTAAAATCAAAAAAGTAATTCTGCTTTTTCGTGTCGAGGATTGTCTTTGTGCCGTTCTGCACTCTGTGGTTGTATTCGATCTTCATGTGATCGTAACCCTGGAGTGCTGGACTGATTAAGGTAGCGACTCCATCTTGGATACCTGCATCCAGAAGCCACATGCTCTGCACCTCTGCCATGTGGTTGTTGTCCACGTCTACCATGTATCGCTCATCAGTCACTCTGCAACTAAAGACAGCGCTGTCGACGTTGGTCAGGGCGAGTTTCACTATATCGTGGATTTCCGTTACCTGGTCTGCGCTTCTACCGTAAATGGTTGTGTCAATCCGGTAGGTGGTAGCTGCCGAAAAGCTTTCAAAGGTTGGGTCGTAGTCCACCGTGCCAATGGCAAAGGTGATGCCTGGCATGTCGTCGCGCTGAGGGCGGCGGGCTAGGGTGATCTTCTCTGCCGGAATCAAGTCCGTCAGATCGGAATAACTGGTGAGTGTCGCCCGGACTTCGGACAACAGGGTTCGCATGCTCATGTGCGCGTGATTTTTCTAAAGTGCTTTCGGCGTAGGAAGTCTTCCCACTCCTGTTGGGTTTCGAAGTAAATGCCCTTGGCGCTGTAGCTAGCTCGGCGACTGTTGCACGACCGGCAGCTCCCCACCAAGTTTGTTTGATCGTAAAAATCAGAGTGGGTGGTGGTGGCGCTAGTGGGGATGATGTGGTCGGCATCAGTGGCTTCGGTGGCGATGCCGCAACACAGGCACCACACACAGAGGGGATCGCGAAACAGGACGGCGTCGCGCGTGGCATGCCAGGCTGCTGTCCGGTAGAGTGGATTGGATTGTGCGCTACTGCCCTCAAAGGACTTGCGCAGTGATCCATCCTGACTTCTATCCGACCGACCTTTCTTCGTCGCCATCCACGGCTTCTTGCGACCCTTTCGCTTCAGATCCATAGGGCAATAGTACGACGGGTGATGTGAGGGAGTTTGG